GGCGGATTTGGGCTACATCTTCGAAGGGCAGCAGCTCGAAGCGACGGCGACGGTGGTGAAGACCTGGTGAGGCGGTCATGGCAGATGTGTGCACGAGTGCGTCGAGTCCGAATAGCTGCTCGCACTTCGTCGTGCAGGGCGTCGATGACGGCGAGGCGTGGACGATCCACACGAGCGACGGCGAGCTGCTGGAGCCGTGGACCGCGGAGGAGGCGGCCACGCTCCGGCGGCTCCTGCTCCGGAAGCTGCGGCAGAAGGGGATCACGCTCCCGCAGTTCATCGGCCGCGTGGTGCGCGGCGAGGAGGCGACAAACGTGAAGGCCTACAACCTGCTGGGCCCTGGCGTGGCCGTGACGAAGACGAACATCGGCACCGCGTGGGTGAACGTGCTGCCGGGGGCGAATGGGGAACGGTCGCTGGTGGATTTTACCGGCGCGACCCACTATCGGCTGATCGCGAGCGCGAACCTCGTCGGGACCGGGCCGTTCGGCCTGCGGGTGGTGCGTGACAGTGACAGTGCCGTCCTCTACGAGAATGCGAACATCGCGGTCACGGGTGAGCGCGAATTGGACACGGACTGGCAGGTGTTGCCGGCGGAGGCGAGCGGGCTGGCCCTCGTGCGCGTGCAAGCCAAGTCCACGGTGGCGGCAGATGACCCGGTGTTTCGCCGGGTGACGATACTGGTGCGCTAGATGCCCCTCACCCTTATTCGGAATTGTCTGTGGACGCCAGAGCGCATCGTGCGCAGCCCGCGCAAGGTGAAGGGGGGGTGGATGTTTGGTCACCCGCCGCGCAGTCTCGCCCGCTACAACCGCCACGCGAGGAATCAAGCGATTCGGGAGTGGGTGACCTATGGAGGGGCGGCGCTCGCGTCACTCATCGGTGGGAGTCCGATGGTAATGGGAACACTGGTGGATGACGGTCCGGTGCCGTTTCCCTCGTCCTTATGGGCGATGATCGGTGCGCCTGCATATAACGGCACGACACTCGACGCGGCCGGTGAGTATATCGCAGCGATTGTGAGAGCGCCGAAAACGGGGTCCATTCGGTCGTTCGGGTGGTCGAACAGCTCCGCCACAGGATCGCCCACGGCGAATCTGGCCTTCGAGACGCTGGACAGTACCGGATTCCCTTCTGGAACAGCACTGAATAGCGACACCGCGCGCAAGAACGGCGTGGCGATTACGGCCTCGACGTGGCATGAGCCCGACTTCGACGCCGATGCGTCGGTGACGCGGGGTGATCTGTTCGCGATGGTGGTGCGCTACGCGAGCGGGACATCGTTTGTGCCACGCTACCCCTGGAACAGCAATGTTCGGAACGCTGGCATGAACTATTGCGTGACGAACACCGGGACGCCGACGAAGACCGGGAGCCCGGTCGCCTTTGCCCTTCGCTACTCCGATGGCACCTACGGGTGCATTCCGCACGCGATGCCACACAAAGATGGCACCCTCAGCGAAACGTTCGATGACGACCCTGGGCCGAACCATCGCGGCAACGTCTACACGCCTCCCACACCTCGGCGCGCGATGGGGGGGTGGGTGCTTATTCCGTCGTCAGCGGTGGATTACGCCTTTGTCGTCGCGACTGACGCATGGGACGGAACGGCGGATGATGACGGGACATCCAACCTTGCCGTGACAGTGGACAAGGATGAGACGATCGGACTCGTAGGATACCCGATCTTCCTGCTCAGTGACCAATCGCTGGAGATGAGTGCGGGCGCGGACTATCGCGCGGTGCTGAAAGCCACGGTCGCGGGGACGAATCTCACGCTGTATCGGTTGGAGATGAACGCGGCGGCCATGCTGGCGGCCATGGAAGGTGGTTCCGCCCTGCGGTATACCAGCGCGCAGAATCCGTCCGGTGCCGGGTCGTGGACCGACGTCGACACCAAACGCGCCTTCTGTGGGTTCTGGTTCGACCAAGGGGATGACGGGTCGGGCGGAGGGGGTGGCGGACTCCTGACGCATCCTGGTTTGAGCGGGCGGGTGGTCTAAATGGAAGACATCCTGATCGGCACGACCGACCGGACCATCCTGGTCTTCATCCCCGATCCGGCCAGCACGACCGGCGCAGGCAAGACCGGATTGACGGCCTCGGCGGTAACGGTCACCTACACGCGCGTCGAGACCGACAACGACGTCGTTCACACCGACGTGACGAGCAGCGTCAACGACCTGTCGGCGCTGACCGACGCGCATACCGATTGGGGCTGGAAGGAAGTCAGCGCGACGCTCTCGAAGGGGCTGTATCGCCTGGACCTGGCCGATGCCGTGTTTGCGGCGGGTGCGTGGTCGGCCGTCGTGCAGGTCACGATTACCAGCGGCACGGCCGCGGCAACCCCGAAGGGCTTTCGGCTGATCGCGCGCAACGATCTGACCGACATCGCGCAAACCGCCGACCATGCCGCGTCGGTGGCGGCCATCCTCGAAGACACCGGGACGACACTCGACGGGAAGATCACCACGATCGACGATTTTCTCGACACTGAGGTCGCGGCGATTCTGGCCGCCGTCGATACCGAGGTGGCGGCCATCCTGGCGCTCCTCGACGATCCGCGGGGGGAGCCAGGGCAGGGCGCGCCGCCGGTCAATCCGGATTGCGCGACGAAGATTGACTACCTGTTCAAGTTCCTCCGGAACAAGGTGACGCAAACCTCGACGCAGATGACGGTGTTTGCCGATGACGGATCCACCGCCGATCACAAGAGCACGGTGAGCGACGATGGCACGACCTACACGCGCGGCGAGTTCGTGTCGGGGGCCTGATGGCGGACTTGGATACGGCCAGTAAGCGCACGTCGTCGGTCGGGCTCCTGCTCGGGTGGCTCCTGGCTCCGCCGATCCCGGATGGGACACTGGGGGCCGGCGACCGGCAGCATGTCGCGTGGAGTTACAGCGGGATTGCGGCTGCGGCCGGGACGGTCCTGGCCTTCATTCTCGACATGAATACGCGGATGCTGGTCTATCTGCGTGACCTCTACAGCGCGCCGACCGCGGAGCTGACGTCCTTGACGACCCGGTATCTGGCCGCCCAGACCGGGGAGATGACGGCGCGCGTCCGGAAACTGCAGACCGATGCGACGGATGCCATGACATGATGGACCTTCTCCTCTTCGTGATCGACGTGGTGACGCTCGGCGCACTCGTGACGCTACTGCGGCGTCCGGGACCGCCCCCTTGCGGCTTCCATCCCGCTCCGCCCTGTCACTACACGGACCCGGATCTCTCGGCGCTCCGGCAGGATCTGGCCCGTGTGGAACTCACCGTGCACCAGTGGCAGACCGCACAGGCCGAAGCCGCCGCCGCGGGCGGCGACACGCCGCCCGTAGAGAGGGCGCGCCTCCAGCGTCTGGCGGGGGCCAAGGCCGGCGTGCGGTTACTGCGAGAACGGCTTTTGCTGCGGGCGCAGCGATCTGCCGCACAGGCGGACGCGACCGTGAAAGGATCGTCCACATGAGACGCGGGGGCGTCTACACCATCCTCGGGCTCCTGGCCGGGCTGTCGATGACGGCCACCGCGCAGCAGGTCTACCCGATCGTGCGCGTGGCCGATCTGGCCGATTTGGATACGGTCGTCGACAACCTCCACACCCTGGTGGACAACATCGACGCCACGCTGACGCTCATCTACACGAACCTTGGGACGGATCGGACCGAAGATGTGGCCGAAACCGCCGGCGCCACCGGCCCGCAAATCCTGAGTGTGCGCCGGGACGTGGCGGCCTCGAGCGCCGGGACGACCGGGGACTACGCGACGGTCAACACGGATGCCTCGGGGCTCCTCTGGACGCGGACCTTCGATCCGTGCGCGGCCGAGGCGAAAATCTACCATGTCGTCAACATGAGCACGGCGACCACCGTCGAGATCGCCAATGCCGTGTCCTCGGAGTATTTCTACATCTGTAGCGTGAATCTCGTGGCCGCCGGGGCGCAGACCGTCGCGATTGCCGAAGACGACACCGACGGCTGCGGCAGTCTCACGGCCGGCCTGCACGGCGGGGCGACGGCGGCCACGGGGTGGAGCTTCGCCGCCAACGGCGGCATCGCGCTCGGAGATGGGACGGGCACCGTCATGAAAACCGCCACGGTGGCCCGCTATCTGTGCATCATCACCGGCGCGGCGCAACAGCTCTCGGGGACCATTGCCTATGTCTCGGCTCCGTAGCCTGCTCGTCGCTCTCGGCGTGCTCGCCGGCAGCGCGCCGCTGGAGGCGGCCATCACGGCCGTCAGCGGCCAGGAAGCCACGGCCACCGGGAACGACGCCACAATCACGTTGCCCGGCGCGACGACCATCGGGAATGTCGTCCTCGTCGGCGTCGTCGTGACGTCGACCGGGAACACCGTGACGCTCGACGACATCACGGAAACCGAGGTCACGCTCCACGGGCCGGCGGATCATAACGGGGAGCGGGGGTATCTCTTCTGCTACGTGGTGACGGCCGCTGATGCCACGATTGTCGTCACGACCAGCGGGTCGGCCGCGGCGCGGAGTTGGGCGAAAGAATTCACCGGCATCAGCACCTGCACCGAGCAGGGGACCAGTAGCGGGAATGCGACCACCGGCACCACGAGTCACAGCCTGACGACCGGGATTACGACGACGGGCGAGGTGATCGTTGCCAGCATCATCAAGTCCAGTTCGGCGGCCAACTTCAGTAACGGCGCCGGGATGACGTGCATTCCCTCGACCTGTACGGACTTCGGGGGCACCGCGGATACGCTCGGGGGCTACCGGATTGAAACGGCCAACAGCACCTATGACACGCCGTTCACGTCGGCGGCCTCGGAAGACACCATCCTGATTGCGGCGGCCGTCGGGACCGGGAGTGGCGGCGGGGGCACCTCGGCCCATCGACTCCTGCTGCGGTGTTGCGACCGATGAGACGTGGGCTCCCATGGCTGCTCGTGGTGCTGACGCTGGTCCCCCTGACGCTCGGGGCCGACCAGCTCCGGATGCGTCTGGTGGCGACCGGAGAACCGGCGCCGCCGCCGCCCGATCCGGATCCGGACCCCGATCCACCGCCGCCGGACCCGCCGGGGAGTTCGCCGTACGCCGTCGGGTGGGACATCCGACCGGTAGGCGATGGCGGCGAGCTGGAAACGGTGCGCGCGCGCCTCCAGGGCGTGGACGAACCACTCTTTCAGGAGTGGATCAACTACATGGGCGCCGGCAGCGGGTATACCACGACCGGGCTGCTCGCACAGTCCGCCCCGACCTGCGGCACGATTGGCAACTACTACGGCCAGGACGCCGGGCAACTCGCGATGGCGTTTGCCGACCTGTATGTGCTCAATCCCGAGCATGCGTCGTGGGCGAGCGCCGGGGTGACGTGGCCGACGCTCATCAACACACAGGCGAAGATCGCCACCATCGCGAACTGCATCTGGCGCTACTCGACGCGAATCCGGACGGGCGGCAGTTGGCCCTCCTCCTCGGCGACCGATACGCTCACAGACAAGACGCTCGGGATCACAACCGCGAATCGGGATGCACGGGGCGATGGGCCGACGCCGCACTGCTGGACCGACTGGCCGGCCAGTGTCTACCACTGGGCCCCCTATGTCTTTCAGCGCCTCAGCGGCACGTTCTCGGCGAGCGATCTCACCGAGATGGACACGATCCTGACGCACATGGTGACGACCGGGATCGGGGATCTGGCCGGGGCCGCCTCGGACTATCCGACGATCACCAGCGAGAGCGGCTGGAACAATCGGAGCACCTGTTACTGGCGGTTCCTGACCGTGCCGGGGCTGGTGGCGCTGCTCGATACGGGCATCCTGAGTGCTGAGGAAGAAGACACGCTGAACACCGTCCTGACGAAGTTCTACAACCGCACCAAGTTGGAGTATGGGACGGCGTACTACCGGAGTGGGCGTCCGGGTGTGCATGAGAGTTCGGGCTCGGGATACGACCGCGACAACATGATCGCGGCGACGCGCCTCAAGTTGTGGACGCGCCCCACGAGCGGCTACAACGACATGGTGCCCAACGCGTGGCTCCAGCGATACGTCGAGGAAAAGGCCAAGCAGATTCTGCCAGGACAGTGGGACCGCGGGACGACGACCTTGCGCGCCTATGCGGCGCGCTACGGCATCCTCTCAGACGGCCATGAACACTTCGCGGAAGCGCCGGAATCTCTGGTCCTCGTGCTTGCGGCACTCAATCGGTTAGGGTATGCCACCGAAGCCGGACAGTGGCTGTGGTTGATGGAGCAGTTCAATGTGAATTTCTCCACCATTGGCGGCTGCAAGGTGCCGACGACCGTTTACGGGACGTCCAACCCCGAGTACTTCGTGGCCTGGCACTGGCTGATCGTGATGGGGTCCATGTGCGGGGTCACGTCGACGCCGATCACAAGTTGGACGACGAACGTCGGGCCGATGGGCTACGGGGTCTGGAACAACTATCGGTCGTCGCCCTCGCACGCGGCGGCCACGAGCGCGCTGACGGCCACCCTCGTACAGGCGGGCTACTCGGACGTTCGCTATTACGGGCATCAGAGTAACGACAAGTGGCTGCTCTCGATTTGGACGCACGGCGGGTATCTCGTCCTGCCTCAGATCGGCCACGGCAAATCGGGATTCGGGACCGCGTCGACAGGAGGCGTACGTGGGAACACGCGCGCGATGCTGTGGCAGGATGGCGTCGGCGGGCAGTTGTCGACCACGAACGGCGGTGCGCATCCCGATCTCGCGAATCTCTCCAACGCGACAGCGGACTTTCAGCGGATCTCGATTCGCTACGGGAACGATCTGGACCATACGCGCGGCGGGTATCTCGGGTCGCATCTGACGCAGTACGGAACGGGCATCGTCACGACGTGGCAGGAAGAACTGTTGGTGCGCCTGGATGACGGACTGGTAGTGCAGTTCCATCGCATTACGCCTGCCGACCCGACCAACGACGTCGTCGCGCTCCAGTACGTGCTGCCGGTGTTTCCCGACTTCGACTCCTGCACGGAGACGAAACTCGGGATTGGCGTGTGGCGCTGTGCCGGTACGACGAATGGCCGTGTCCGTGTCGTGAGTGACTCCGGCGCGGTCTTTTCCGCCACGCACAATGGCAAGAGTCAGACGTGGAGTGATGCGCGAGTCAACAGCCTGATTCATCTCGTGTCCGCGGACACGTTCGATCTCTACTACTTCGGATACGACAACGATTACGAGATCGGGGCGCTGCGAAACAAGACCGAGATCCAACTGTTAGGGCGGACTGCCACCCAGTGGAATCGCAACAACCGCAGTTGGCGCCGAGGACAGTCGTGCGCATACACCAGCGGGTCCAGTAATCGGGTGTACCTGAATTGCGTCCTCGATGAGGTGACGCAAGTGTCGCGCGCCGTGACGGACGCCGATCTCCCAGACACGCTCGTCGGCAATGGCTTCGTGCAGTCCCTGGGCGGGACGCCAGGATTTCGGACCATCACGAGTGTCGACCGCACCACGACCCCGAAGAGCGTCATCATCAGCGGGGCGGCCGTGGACTGGCCCATCGGCACGCCGCGCCATTACGACCTGCTGGACGACGGGACGAGCCAGAACGAGCTGGCGTTTGATGTCGATGGCGACGTCAACGGGGACCACGTCCGTCGCATCATGGGCGCCGGCCAACTGGTCGCCGTGCCGCCGGGGGCCAATCCCACGCGGACCGAACTGTGGACGCTGTTCCAGCTCGGCGGCATCGACGCTCCGCCGACCGCGGCGACCGTGACACAGTTCACCGAGACCGACGTCAATTGCCTGCTCGCCGTGGACGGCACGACCCGCCGGGCCTTCTGTGCCAGCCGGGCGCATCCGTCCGCCACGGACTCCACGACGTGGATGGCGAGCACCGATGCCGCGGTGCCGACCGTGGGGGCCTTCGAGATCGATTGGCTGAATCTGCGTCCGGGGTCGGCGTGGAGTGTCACCTGCGCCGTGGAAGGCGGCACGGCGTCGCGCCTGACGCTGACCAACAGTGGCGGATCGTTCGTGGTCAACAGTAGTGGGCGGTTGACGGTGGCCGTGGGCGCCTCGTGTGCGTCCGTCACCACACCCTGAGATGGCGGCGACCTGTTGCTGGTGCGGGACGGCCTTGGGCCGCTGGAACACCGGGGGACCCGTGCGCCCGTGGATGTGCCCCACGCCGGCCTGCACGACGCGCCAGTTGGAGTGGGCAGCCGTGCAGACCGTGAAGGGCTCACCGGGCGGCGTACCACTCTACGTGCCCACGCCCCGACAGGTCGAATGGCATCGCGCCGTCTACCAGACGTCCACGACTCGACTGCTCGTCGGCGGCGCCGCGGGGCCAGGAAAGAGCAAATGGCTCCGCGAGGTGCTGTATCGGCTGGCCGTCGAGGTGCCGGGATTCCACGGGTTGCTCTTACGGCGCACACACAAGGATCTGGACCAGTCGCATCTGCGCTTCGTGCCGTTCGAGGTGCATCAGCGGGGCGGGGTCTGGCTCACGAGCGAGCGCATCGTGAAATTTCCGCATAAGGGGCATCCCGACAGCGTGATCCGCATGGGCCACCTGGAGGATTCTGGGGCGCTCCAAAACTACCTCTCGTCGGAATACGATGTGATTGCTCCGGATGAACTGGTCACCTTCGACCGCGACGAGATGTTGGAGTTGTTTTCGCGCGCGCGGTCCACGAACCCGTATCTGCTGCAGTTGCGTGGCGGATATCGGTATCGGGACACCAATGAAGAGGGCGAGGTGGAGGAGATGAGCACGGACGGCGCCCTGGTCGTCACCGCGACGAATCCGGGTGGCCGTGGGGCGCGATGGATCAAGGACTTCTTCATCGACCGTCTGCCCGATCCCCAGGCGTACCCGCATTACCGGCCAGAGTTCTGGGCGTTTCATGGCGCGCGTCTCCGCGATAATCCCTACATTTCTCGCGGCTACGTGTCGACGCTGAAAGACTTGAGCGAGGCTCGTCGTCGTCAACTCTTGGATGGCGATTGGGATGTCTTCGACGGGATGTTCTTCGAGTTCCGGCCGACCAAGGACGGGCGGCCGTGGCATGTGCAGGATCTTGAGCTGACCGCATGAGAGCACGCGACGTGGTCGTCAAGTGTGGATTGGATTGGGGAGGCTCCGGCCCCTCAAGTCAGCCGGGGTGCGTCGTGTGGGGAGCGGCGCTCCCCGACGCCCGGGTGCATCTGTTCGACGAGTTCAAGATGGTGCGGTTGTCCATCAAGGACGCGGCAGAACAGATTCGCGAGCGGTGTCTGCGGACGTGGAAGCTCGGCCAGATGCCGTCGATCTACTGCGACCCGGCCCTGCGCATCAAGACCGGACAGATTGGGGAGGACTACATCCAGACGTTCGCGCGGCATCGGGTGATCCTGACGCCGGTCAGTAACAATCGCCACGCCGGATGGCAGCGCATCCATGAAGCGCTGCGCGAGATGCCGGGGATGCGCGAGCCCTGGCTGACGATCCATCCACGGTGCAAGTATCTGATTCGGACGATCCCGGCCATGATCCAGGACTCGAACGATCCCGAAGACTTGGATACAGACAGCGACGACCACGGGTGCCTTGTCGGTGACACGCCGATCGCTATGGCCCAGGGGGAGATGCCGATTGCGCAGATACAGCCAGGGATGGAGGTGCGTACACGTCGCGGTCTGCGGCGCGTCACGTCTGCCGGCCAAACAGGCGAGACGAAGACGCTGTGGCATATTGTGACGTCTCATGGCGTGGTGTTGCGCGGAACCGGGAACCACCCCGTGTTCGTGCCAGACAGAGGATTTGTCCGTATGGACTCACTGCGGTATGGCGATATACTGGAGCCATGCCAGACCTCTCACATTGTCATCGAAACGCCCGTGCTGCATGGCGACGCCATCGAGGACCCATCCCGCCCGGATGGCACATCCACCACAAAGACAACAATCCCCGAAACAACGCCTTGGATAACCTGGAGTGCCTCCCTGCGTTCGATCATCTCAGCAGGCATGGAAAGGGCCGTTCCATTACGCCTGAGCATCACGCGAAGCTTCTGGCAGCCGCTCGTCTCTGGCATCAGTCTGACGCTGGTCGCGCGTGGCATCGCGCCCATGCTCGCGCTGTGTGGGCGAGTCATCCCGTCGCCACAGACAAGACCTGTGTTTATTGTGGAAGGGGCTTCGTGGACAGGTCGCGGCAATCGTCCGGACGATTCTGTTGCAACAACTGTAAGTCTTCCCAGCGGCGACGTGAGCGTCTGGACCATGAATGTCGCGTCTGCGACGTCTGCGGGAGTCCCTTCTCCGCCAATCGATACCTTCCCACGAGGACCTGTTCGCGCTCCTGTGGTTACCGTAGTCGCAGCCTTCCCCGTCGTGACTGATGCCGCGGTGCCGGTGTACAACCTCTCGGTTGAAGATGTGCCTGAGTACTACGCGCATGGTGTCCTCACGCACAACTGTGATGCCGTACGCTACCTCCTTATGGGCGGCCTGCGCGCGGGCTCGAAGGCGATGATTCGACCCGTGGACGCGCCTGGATCCTGGGGCGCGTTCAAGCGCATGATGAAACGGACGGCATGACGATGGACCCGCAGATTCCCACGGTCGGTCCGCCGACAGACTCGGCCACCGCACGTCCGGCGACGGTGGCGGGGATGCCGCAGCCCCGTATTCCGCTGACGCCGGAACAGATCACGATCTTCAAGAAGGAGATCGACCGCGCCCGCCAACTCCGTGAGGAGAAGATCATCGAGTGGCAGGTCGAGGAGAATGTGAAGCGGTATGCCCCCGCAGCGAAGACAGACAGCGGGGTCAATGTGGGGGTGGACTTCCGGGATGTGGAGCGGAAGGGCGCGGCGCTCTTCTACGACACGCCCCACGTCTCGGTCCTGCCGGGACCGGAAGGCCACCCGCAGGCGGCGGTGCTGCATCAGGAGGTGCTCAACGGGCTTCTGAGCGCGCAGAAGATGAACGCGAAGGCGACTGCGCTCAAGGCCATCAAGAACTGCCTGGTCACGATCCAGCCGGCCTTTACCGTGATTGGGTACAGCCCGACGACGGTCGAGGTGGCCGATCCGCTGACGCAGGTGCCGACGCCCGTCACGGTGCATGACGAAGTGTTCTGGTCGCACTTCTCGGCACAAGCAGGCCTGTTGCCGGTCGATTTTCGTGATACCGACTACGACAAAAGTCCGTGGATCGGCCAGGAATGGAAGAAGCCCGTCTCGCAGGTGCGTCGGGAATACGGCTTCCCAGAGGACTGGCAGCCGGCGGCCGGGTCGGACCGTCGCGTGACCTTCGGCGAGCACAAAGACCCGGCCGGGTCCGGCGATCCGCCCGTGGGCGGTGTCACGCTCTGGTACTACGCGCATCGGTTCGACGAGACGGTCTCCCATCCCGAAGTGATTCGCATCCTCGTCTTCGTCGATGGGTATGACGAACAGCCAGTGAAGCATGAGAACGTGCCCTGGCAGACGCTGGACCCGATGGGCCGATTGACGCCGGATTCCGTGCGCGGGTATCCGATCCATCCGCTGACGTTGCGGGATTTCCCGGATAGTGCCTGGGTGCCGGCCGATAGCTCGCAGACCGGGCCGATGACCAAGGAGATCAACGCCTATCTGGGGCAGGCCAAAGGCAAGCGGGAGAGTAATCGCCTGATTCTGCTGGTCGATGTCGACCAGATCGACACCGATGGCATCGCGCGGATTGCCGACATGAAGCCGCTGGAGCATCTCGATCTCTCCATCGTGCCGGTCAAGGGGGATGCCTTGGCGCGCGGGGCCGATGCGGTCATGAAGCAGGTGCCGACGCTGGATCTGGGGCGAGAGACCTATCTCGGGCTGGAGATTTTCGAGCAGAAACGGGATCAGATCCTCGGCATCTCGGCCCCACAGGGGGGCGTTCGGGATAAGAGTGCGCGGACGGCGACTGAGATTACGACGGTGCAGCGGAATGCCGACGCGCGGTTCGAGCAGGAACGGCAGCGGGCGCTCGAATGGTGGTTGGCCGGGGTCCGGAAACTGTCCGCGCTGGTGGTCAAGTACGGCGAGCGTTGCGCCGAGGAGATTCTCGGTCCGCAGCGGGCGCAGCAGTGGCTGCAGTTCCGGGATCAGGGGCTGCTCGGCCGGTTCACGTTCGAGGTCGCGATTGATTCCGGGAAGTATCTCGACGTGGAAGCCGACCGCCGGCAGTTTCTCCAGGTCGTGAACTTCGCGGCCAAGTCGCCCTTCATCAACCAGAAGACGCTGTGGATGAAATTCTGCGAGAAGTTCGGGTACGATCCCACCCAATGGATTGTGGACCCGCAACCGCCGAAACCGGAGCCGCCGGCGCTGGCGGTCAGCTCCAAGGCGGAGGATTTCGTACTGCCGCAGGGCGTGATCCTACTGGAGATCATGAAGCAGTTGGGGTATGAGATTCCGCCGGGCGCGATCAAGCTCGCGATGGGGATGAAGCTCATGATGCCGGCAGAGGGCGGCGCAGGCAACGAGGCGCAGCCGGCCGTGAACCCGGAGACTCCTGCCCAAGCGGACAAGGCGCCACGGCTGGACCAGCATCAATTGGATGAAACGGGAGGGCTTAGTGGACCAGGACCGATGTGAGGCGTGTGGCGCGACGCTCACGGTGGGCGAGTGGCCCTACTGCCCGCATGGACGCGGCGGCATGGCTGTGGTCCCGGACGAGATTCCGGGCGGGCAGTGGTTCGAGAACGGATTCTCAACGCCGCAGAAGTTCTACTCGCATTCCGCGCATCGGGCGGCGCTGGATCGGGAAGGGCTACAGATCGCCCCTCGCTGGGTGCCTGGCTCCAAGCATCTGACGCGCTGGGTGTCGGTCGATTTGGCCGCCGCCGCGGCCCTGGTCTCACGAGGTGTGCGCCCCCCCGCCCCCTCCGAGACCGGGCCGGGCGGCCGGCCATTGTTGGAGGCGCATCCGGACTATCCGATTACCGTGTCCAAGGCCGGGTGGTCAGTGACGGTTCCTGAGGAGGCCTGATGCGCCGCGTCACGATGATCCCCCGTCTGACATTGACATCCCCGCAAGTGGCGCTCATTCTAGGGTTGGAGCGGGTGTGTCGCGCGGCCGGTCTGTGGCTCGTGTGTCCCGTCTGCGCCGAACAGCGGGGGACGTACAAGCACCTCGTGACGGACAACGGCGCGCAGGACTCCTGGTGGAAGGTGGATTGTCCATGCACCGAGCGGCGGTTCGAGCGGCGGCACTTGCAGCACACGATGTGCCCTGGCGGGGAGCTGCTGGCGATGGCGGAGACGATGCTAGCCCCCGTTCGACTGGCAGTGCGATGCCCGACGAAGGCGACCCGCTGCCTGACGACGCCGTTGCT